TCAACCCTCTTGTGAAACGTGTGCCAACTATCTTCAATAGCGGGTTCAATAAAAGGGAATGGGGTAATGCCTTTATTGTAGACAGACCTTGAAATGGCAAAAGCCATCTGGTCATACGACATGAATTGACCGTTCTTATTCTTCCATTTTGAATTTCGAATAGGCTTGTCTTCAATCCACTTGCGAATCCCTTTACGTAACCCCCCTTTTGCGCCTGACTTTCTTCCAAATTGAAAAGGAGAGTTTGGGGCCTTTTGTGAACTCGTTGCTCCCTTCACACCTTCCTCAACGTAAATACCATAAGGGACCATTGGAAAAGTCATTATAATATTCTGACTTGAATCTTGACCCACCTCGTAAGTTAGAGATTCCGAAAGGTTGCCGGTTGAGTTTTTACTTCCGTGTTCCGCTGTGCCTCTCGCTAAATTCTGTCTGGCCTTGACTAAAATCCAATCGCCCCAGTCATCAATCTCGTCCTCAACCTCTTTTAGTTTGATGCGGTCTTCTCCTTTAAATCCTTTTACGATTATTTTTAATCCCATTAGAATAAGGCTACGCAAAGGTTTAACGGATTCGGAACCCGAATAGAGAACTCACAACTCCACCCCGTTAAAAGGTTGTCGTATTGAGATGTGAATGGAGTACAACGAATAGGTACATCGATACCCCATGATTGATTTCCTACGTTTGGAAAAGCATTGCTCTGGTCCAATCGGAACAAGGCAATTATATCCTGCATAATTAGAAATGTGTTTTGATATACGTCAATGATTGTATCGGTCTGTTCCTCAATCAAAAGGTCTGCGACGTTTACCTCGTACGTGTATGTCGTAAACCCGTCATTCACTTCTGCTCCGGTTACCTGAGCATAGAGCAAGGGAAAAAGATTGACTGTAATTTTATTGATGTCCAGTTCCTTCTCTGTGTTTGTGTAGAAGGATTTTAGTTGCAAATGGTTCGTGACAATTCCTTGGAAAACCTCGTTTATATCCTTTACGGTGTACATCATATCTTCATTGCTTTGCTAAGGTTTACGTCCGTCTCATAAGAAAGAAACGTGAATGCTTCATTTATAGATATAAGTTCTACCGCACCCATTTTAGTTACGTCGCCCATCGCTAAAGCGTACATTACTCTATACCATCCCCACTTAGAAGCTATGGTTTGATTCTTCTTTAACTCCTGCTTTCCCTCGTCTGTTACGTCTTCGCGTTCGGGTGGGTCGTCAAAGAGGATTCCAAATCTTTCGATAGTTTCGTTCCGATATTGTAAAAAAAAACCATCGCCTTTAAAGCAACATCCATTGGCATATCGAGCATGACCTCTTTTTTTGCCTCGGTTTGATTGTACCCTTCTATGGTGTACCAACCCTTACCCTCGTCTATAATCGGTCTGTATATCACAGACATAACTTCATGAAGGCATTCAAAAAATCCCTTCGAAGCGTAATGCTCTAAGTCGGCAAACTCCCCAAGTGATAGTTTGTTCCAGTTAGGGATGAGTCCGTATCGAACCCCGTGTAAATCAAACCTAGGGGTGGGAGAGGATTTAGTGTTAGGTGTACCCATGAATTTCACCAACGCTTTTGAAACATCGTTGTAACTCTCAACGGTCATCCTGTCTAAATCTGACACGCTCATTTTACAGAGGATGCTAACCGCTGCTTTTACTTTGTCCTTTGCGTCTTCATGAGATTCCCACGCTTTTATCATTTCGACGTAAGTACCAATCGTAATGTCAGCAAATGATTCTGGGATTGTAATCTTAACTTTCATGCGACGAAATATTGCCCTGAATTTGGGCGTAGTTTATTAAGGCAAACATAGCGAACAGCGTCTATACTGTGGTCGTTCATACCTACTGGTTTTGGTAACATCCTTCCGTCTTTATCTGTTGACCATTTGTAATTGCGGAACTCTTTAATCACGTCTGACGACGACTCGTGAATTTTTAAGGTGTACCTCTTCATGATGTCAATCCCAGCGCGAACGCTATCTGGTCCTTTTTTGGCCCCTTTGACGTTATGCCCTAGTCGATGTAAAGTCTCAATTGATTTTGGTTCTGCTGAGTCAGCGACTATTTCGGTGTGTCGTTCTAGCCCCTGCTCTTTTAAAAACCTTCCAATGTCATCGTTGGTATAGCCACCTGAGTAAAGCATTTGACGGATATAAATCTCTTGACCGTGAAGGTAAACATCGACAATGGACGTTGGGTCTACCGAGTAACCCCAGTCTAAACCAATCGCTAAACGCTTCGCCCCTTCAGGAAGTGTTTTGTATGTCTGCGTCTCAAAGATTGTTTCTCGACTTATACCTCTTAAGCCTAACCCATACACTCTCCAGTAATTGGAGTCACCATTTGTTTTTAGGCGTTCAATTTCTTCAATCTGTATTTTACTTAAAAACGGGTTGTCTTTGTAGGTGGTCCTAAAGAATGCAGAGTCTTCCCTGTCGAGTAAATCATAGATGTATGAAAACTCATCTGATGGGTTGAAGTCTAATATTACAGGACCTGTTGTTGTTCGGATATTGAGTTGGAAAAAGTCTTCGTACGAGAGTTCGTTCGCCTCACAAAGCCAGAGTATGTCTCTTTTTTTTCCACGTAATCTTAAAGGGTTGTCGCAAGAAAAGAACTCAAACGTGTTACCGAATAGTTGATACGTGTTCTCTGTCTTGTTGTGATACCTTTCATGATACCAGCCTGCCTTTAGTAGGATTTCCATGAAGTCACGCATAACCGAACTCCTCAATGAAGGGTAGGTCTTACGCACCATCGAAATAATGAGGTTAGCGTTTTGATTCTTATATGCGTGTTCAATTAACGCCTGCGTAATTGAGAAACTCTTTCCGCTTCTTGTGCCTCCTTGATGGATTTGGATGCGCTTCTTACATCCTTTTACATCATAGTACGTCTTTGGCTGCGTCATTAGTAAGGAATTCATCCTTCTGGTCTGTTCTTTCTATTACGTCTTGAAACCATGCCGGCTCCATATTTGACTCAATCAACGTAACGCTTGCTTCCGATTGCTTTGGCATGAAGTAAGGGAACAGGGAACTTAGGGCTTTGAGGTATTTCTCTGTTGACTCCTCACGAAGCAACTGAAGGGAGTCTTTGATGTTTTGTACCTCACCCTCCATCACGTCAACGAAGATGCCCCTAGCCTCGTCTGTGACCTTGTTAGGCACTCCTTTGGGCCTTCCGCTTAGGTTGCCTGACTCTCCTTTCTTATACTTCATCTTCGTCCGTGCTAAAGTCTGCGTGTTCTAAACATTCACCGCATAAATCCCAGTCTCCATATTTCGGTGCGCCACAACAAGTGCTTAGTAGTTCTTCCATTGTTCTGTATTTGCCTGTTATTTTCAGGGGTTACCATTTAGGGAACCAATCCCCTGCTCTCTTCACTTCCTTTTGAAAAGTGTATTTCGCTACGTTCGTTGTCCCTCCGAATCTGTTCATGACCTCTACGCTTGTAGATGCTATATCATGCCCCTTCTTTCTAAGGTCACAAACCGTAGCTGCTAACCGTGTGTTACCTAAGTCACGAATTGCTTCAAGCGACGTAATTGAGTTGTGCTTTTCAAAGTAATTCAACAGTCTCGTTTGGTGTGTGTCTTTAGACATCTTTTATTACTTTAATAAGTTCCTTCGTAAAACACAACTCATCATGAACTTCCTGAAGTTGCGCAAGGTATTCATCCATTCTATCTATTTCCGTGCTGTTTGTGTGCAACATGCAAGCTGACATAAGAAGTTGCCCTTCAATTGACTGCTTGTTTAGATGCTCAAATCTTACTGTTAAATCCTTACTCATTGTCTAGCTTCTGTTTATAGTGGTTAATAATCTTTTCCGTTTCTACCTTATACCAGTCTGCAAATCCTGACTTACCTCCTCCGTTCATCTCGTGAACTTTAAACAACACGCTGCGTAATCTTTGGCTCTGTGTTTTCTTCTTGTCGTATAGGTCCAGACCTACATTATCTAAATCTGCAATCTCTTCTTTGTTCAGGCTGCTTTCACCTTTGTAATAGAGAACTCCGAACGTGTCGCATAACTCGTCGATTTGCTTAATCTCTTCAGAGGTCTTCTCTTGCGTTATAAATCGCAAAGAGACGCTCTTGTCTTTTCGTCTAGAATATCCGTCAAGGGATGCTACTGTAATTACTCGCATGAATTGTCGTAAACCGCTTGAAGTTTTTTAAGTGCCGTTGTGATACACCCACCGCAATTTACTAACTTTCTCTTAACTTGTGGGAATACATTCTCATAAATTTTTATCATTGAATGCTGTTCACCTGCTTTCATTCGACCCCTATCCCATGCAGGTTTTACATAAGTCTCCCATAGCAGTTTGTCCTTACTTGACATACTGACTGTCTCGTATGGGAACATAGCGTTAAGTTTCTTCTTTCGGTCCTCGCAACCGCAGTCGTCCGTAATCAAATTTACTATTGCTTTTACCCCTGTCAATTCCGCTATTTTCTCCACCGTATCCCCTATCCCAGTCGGCTTCTTTTTCGGAGTACGTTTTTTGTAGGTACGCTTTGGTTTTACGGATACTTCTGTTAATTGTTGTTCTTGCGATTCCTGTGTCATTACTCAATGTTGTTATTGTGTGATTATGAAGGTAGTATATTTTAAATAGTTGACTCTCAAACCAATTCAAATCGGTCAACACATGTTCTACACTCGCCATCATTTTAGCGGTCCAAAGGTCTAATTGAACTTCACGCTCCATCCAATCTTCGGATGGTTCATCGAAAGCTAACGCCCCCTCGTTTAAAGGTCGATGTCTGTCTTCGTGTCTTCTATACTTGTAATAATATTGGCTCGTTTTACTGAACCCTGCTAATCTAAAAATACGGATAAGGTAAAAGAACAACTCCCCGCGTTCACAGATTTTAAAATACTTGTCTTTATCGGAATAGATTTGAACGATTACGTCTTGCACTAAGTCGCTTCCGTTTTGACGAACATACTTTGACGCGACTAACACGAGTTGCTCTCGTTCCTTTATGAAAAACCTATCAATGCAGTCCATCAAATTTCTTTTGATATTCCTTA